TGTATGATTTCTTTACCGATAATTTCGGCAAGGAACTGCACTGGGGCTTCTTCAAACCCGCCCCATACAGAGGCAACTTTCTCCCACCCAGTGCCTTCGGCCATCCGCGCGTTCATGCGGTCGACAGCCTCACTCCATTCGGTAGTCTTTGTATCGCCGCCGAGTGCCATCATGTCCCGCGCTAGCGCCCCGAGCGGCGTACTTTCTGGGTTGATATTGGCCAGCAACACGATTTGGTTGAAGTTACTAAGCAGCTCGCCACCGGCTTCAAGCGCGATACCTGCGGTGTTAATAGCCCAATCGGCGTCGTTTTCTTCCGCGTACTGGTACGCGCCCCGCGCTGCGTCTACGGCTGCGTTACCTACTTGTGCGGCGATGACCCCGACAGCATCCGCTGATAGCTGGCCCGTCTGCCGAACAAACTCGGCGGCATCGGAGTCTTTGAGGTCAGCGAGCGTCTGGCCGACAACACTACCCTCAAATGCGCCTTGTAAGCGGTTATCGAACTGATAACCGCGAATACCGACGCCCGCTTCGGGGTTCCTAATCCACTCACCAGTGATAGCGTCTTTATAGTAAAAGACGGTCTCGTCTGTGCGAGTCAGGCCGGGGCGAATACCGACGCCCGGCGGCAAGCCCTCACCCTGCACAAAGTCTCCAGTCTGCTCACCTTCGGTACGGTAGAACTCATACTGCCGCACCATGCGACCCAATTCGGGCGAGTAGAACGCGGGGGCCCAGTTATCGAGGTTTGTCGCGTCGCTCCAATTCCACAACCCTTCATTTGGATCGTATGTCAGCCGCGCAGTGCCGCTTGCGATGCTAAGGTCTGATACACCTGCGCGTTGGATGTCGCCAAATGTCACGCTGTCTCTGCCGACTTCGCGGTTAATCTGGTCCATCCGCGTGCGAAGCGCGTCAATATCTTCCTGCACCAACTCTTCGCCGACAAACCCAGTTGGACGCCCGGCAGCGGCTAGTAGCGCGTTGATTTCGGCGGTAATGACTGGGGTGATACCCAGCGTCTGACCACCCTGCCAAGCATCTAGAATGTTATTGACGTCCCGCGCCTCGCCTTCGAGCGCCAGCCTGTCCCGCATCGCCGAGGTATAGTTAACAGAAAACTGATCCGCGAGCGTAGCCCGTGGCGCATCTTTTAGCGACATGTAATCGGGGTATTGCTCACGCAGCTGGTTTGCAAATTCGTTGAGCGTCGTGACGTTGACGTCCCCTAGCGTGAGGCCGTTGCGCTCAAGCGCGCTTGCCAAAACCGAGTTAAACGTCGACGCATACGCGGCGTCATAGTCCGCTGCGTTCGTCGGAATGCCTTCTTCCTTGCCCTGAGTCAGCCAGTGGAAGTAGGCATCCTCGTCGGCATCCAGCCCGGCAATCGCGCGGTATTCTTCTTCGTTGAAGCTCGGGTCCATAAACCGGACAAACTGCTGATCGAGTTCCTCTTGCAGCGGCACCAAGGCTTCGTCGAGCTGGCTGGACGTCGTGGTGAGGTCTTCTAGCAGAATCTCATACTGCTCGAACTCTTGCTCATACTGCTGGTTGAACGGCTCAAGCGTATTCGCAAGCGTGTCCAACCGCTCCCGTAGTCCGGGGTATTCGGCATTGTATGTTTCAGTCGCACTGTTTAGCGCCTCAACAGCGGCTGTCAGTGCATCGGCGTTCTCTTGGTTTTCGTTTGCTTGGAAGTTCTGGAGCGCCCGCTCGTAAGCGGTGTTCAGCGTCTCGATGTTTTCCGCCCCGCTGGTGAGCCGGGTAATGATGCCATTATATTCGTCAATGTCGTCGCCATACTGCGCCCGAAGTTCTTCGAGTCGCCGCACTTGAGCTTCTACCCGCTGGTAGTCGCCTGTCACCTTGTCCATGAGGGTAGTGACTTCGCCCCCAAGCTCGGTGTCGTTGAACCATGTCCGGAACTCAGTATCAGCATACTGGTTCAAGCTATTGGTAAGCGCCGCGGCAACATCACCACCACCAAATGCAGCGGCAGCGGTGCGTTGCACAGCCGACGTAATCGCGGCGATCTGGCCATCAGTGTAGTCGGCGACGCCACTCACAAAGCCTTTGACCACATTGGTGACAGATTCTGCTGACAGGGCGGCGTTGAACAGCGACTCCGGTGTGATTTCTTGACCAGACAGCGTGCGCGCAATCGACGTTGTGATAACGTTACGTGCTACATCAGGTAGTTCGGCGAACGCGCCTCCAGTTTGCTCATCCACCCAGCCGTTGATAACAGGCAGAGCAGCGCCGAGCCCCCCGGTAAGGAACGCCTGCATGGGGTCTTGTCCATACACAAGCGCTCGGGTTGCCGCACCGGCCCCGGAACCGATAATAGTCGCCGCAACCGCATTTCCTGTTGCCTCTAGCGCAAAGTCACCGGCAACCTCACCGGCAACCTCGCCAACAGTCTGCGCGACGTAGGAAATGGCCGCGGCCTTAAGCGCGTCTCCAAGATCGCCACCTTCGGCCAAGGTGCTGGCACCGCTGATTAGGGGCACCGCCCATGCGTTACCCGTCGCAACCGCGGCCACTTTAAGGAGTGCTTCGCCAAGATCACTCCGCAGCACATCCCCGATGGCATCGCCTACGGGCTTAATAACCTCTTCGTAAACCCATTCAGCCGCGCCAGTTTCGTGGGCAAGAATAGCTGCACCGGTACCAACAATGGCTGCGGTAGCAATACTGGCCCCCGCCCACGTTACCGCGGCGACACCAGCACCAACTCCAATAGCGGCGGCAACAATAACGGGCATTTACATTCTCCAGAACTCGGTCAGGGGCTGCTCCCCTATAAGAACAAATGCACGGTAGCCACCGGTATCTAACTGTACCACATCTATCTCGGTATCAGTATCCCTTGTTTTATTATGCCAAAACTTGAACGCTGACACGTATTCCTGTGGTTGGAAGTCCGTGCGGTAGTACTTCACTTTACGTTTCTGCAAGTACGCAAGATACTTGAGCCCGGCTCGCAGGAAGTTCTGCGCGGTGTCTACGTTGAGCGCCCGGCCTTCCATGACGTTCTTATACTTACCTTTGCCGCGGTGACCGATGAACACGGTGTTTCCAATCTGCACCTGATCTGTGTTTGGCAGCTCCAGCTCTCGGGCCACGGCGGCGAGCACATGCGGTAGCGGATACCCTGTGTTGTTTAGCTCTGACGCAAAAAGCGTAATGATTTCCGGCGCGGTTAGCGGCTTTTCTTTGCTATCGACTACGGTAGGCATCTCATCCCCTATAGATTACTGACGAAGCTGACCGCCACGATGGCTGACGGAATCCCCGGATGGGGGGAGGTAGCCGCAGTAGTAGCAAGCGACAGCGTGGTATCATCTGTGGCCCAGTACATTTCAATATACTGCCCTGCGGTCAGGTCGATAGAAAAATTCCAGAACACCGGTTGACTGGCGTTGCCTTTACTTGTTTGCGTTTGCCCACCGTACGGCACGTCGGTGCCGTTTTTGTTGATCCATGTGAGTATCTCAGCATCGGACGAGTTCGTATGCGCGGTCTGCAGCGTCACTTGGAAGTTGTAGATGCCGTCCGCTGTCACAGTTATACGCGTGTCGTTAGCGCCGCCAATACTGACCCCATTGCCGATGTAGGTGTTCTCAAACTCTACGGGGTACCCTGTGCCTGTGGCTGCAGCAGTTTGGTTGGTCGTGCTGTAAAACAAGCCGCGCGGCATGTAGAGGAACTTGCCGCCGTCGTCGGTGCTAAGCAGCGCGTTAAGCGTGCCCACAAGCCGGTTGAAGAACAGCCGGAAGACGTTGTCCTTCTGGTCCATATACGGACGCTGGTATGTTGTCGGCGCGAGTGGGATCGCCGGTGGTTCGGGGCGGTCTAGCTGGTTGGACATCAGCGCCTCCCATCAGGACGGATGTCGATTCTCGGCACGCCAAGCTGCCACTGCACCCCAATGTCGTTTGACTCTACCTTTACCGCAAGCTGCCGCCCACGGACACGGGTATATACCTGCCCTGTATACTGTTCGATCGGCAGCACCGCAGTGCGCGTGACGGTAGCTGTGTTGACCCCACCTTCCGAGGCCGGGCTGTTATACCCAGCACCAGAGTTTGCCAACGGCAGGAGCGTCATCGTAGCCGCAGGAGCAGCGGCGGTAGACCCAGTAAACGTGAGGTCGGGTAGCACTCGCCAGATAAACGAGAACCTGTCCCCGCTATCAATGTCGAACTGCCCAGACGCGACGTACGCAGAAATCGGCTGTGTGGTGGCCGTCTCTTTGTCGTCGATGCCGTACTCGTGATACACGAGGTTGTTACTGTATGTAGCCGCGATCGGATTGCTCCGCAGATCAGAATCCAACCACGCCGTGCGGCCCATAGTGCCGTAGTACCAGATATTCTGGACGTAGTTGTAGACGACATAGCGGTCTATTTCAGTTGACCCTGCAGAGCAGTAGAACCACCAGACCTCGTTGAACTGCTCATTGGTGCCAGCATGCACTTGCTGATACTGCTCTTCGTTGAAATCGTCGAAGACGTAGCGCTTCACTGCGCAAGGCAACGGCTGAACCCGACCATCATAGGTATAGAACTTACCAAGCCCCATCCAGAAAGATACGCCACTGGCGTATGCTACGGCGTTTTGCGACGCGATGGAGATGTTGTGCCCCATGAGCTGAGAGCTCCAGACACCCGCACCAGCACCTACGTACTGCATCGAGTAGAGCGCTGCATCCGTCCAGACGAGGATTTCCTGCCGAGACTGCATCGCCGTGATGATCTCGCTGCCATGGGAGAAACGAATATCCCCCGCTTGGTTCGTTGCTGCCGGAGTCCAGTTCGTGACATCCTCTTGGTCGGACCACCGTACGAGGAGGGGGTCTTGGGTAGCCCCGCCGAGCTCGTTTGCCCCAAAGCAGAACACAAACCGGCTCGTGTCTGACACGAGGATAAAGTTCTGCACAGTCGGCACGTTTGACGCACCACCCAACGAGGATACAAGCACGCCCCGAGTAGAGAAGCCGCTAGACGCGTCCCAGTAATACAACCCCCCACCGCGAGGCCCGAACACGAGGTCTTCGCCGAAGTTACCTTGGCTCCAAAGCCGGATGCTCTCTAGATCAGTCGTCGTAAACGACCCAAAACCCCAAGTGCCAGCACTCCATGCACCCGCACCCCAACCGCTAACCGGCACTGAAAACGCCGGACCTGTGTTAATCTGATAAGCCGCGGTCACCGAACCGCCGCCAGTGGCGCTAGACGTAGCGTTTGTATCCGCAGTGACCGTGTAGGTCGTAGAAGTAAGCAATGTGATCTGGTACTCGCCGTCGAGTGTAATACCGCCAACCGCGCTGGCCCCGCTAAAGGTAACGAAGTCGCCGTCAACAAACCCGCCCGCAGGATCAGTAACTTCTACAATCGGCGACCCGCTAGTTGTCTCAAACGGATCAGTGAGCGACTCGGTCGCACGAATCGGGGTAATATCATAGTACGCTCCACCCCGCTCAACGTAGTATTTCAGGTTCGTGCCGACGCTCACTAGGATTTCGCTATCTAACGTGACCCAGTTAAACAACGAACGGCAGACGCCAAGATACGTGAACGACGATATACGTTCCCAACCACCAATCTTTTCCGGGTAGCCCTCGCGGAAGCGAATCTTGTCACACTCATACCAGCCGCCTTCTGCGCTGTAGGCAGTGATCTCCCGATTGATACCGGGCCGAAGTTTAAGCTGCTGGATGGGCATGGTATAATCCTACATAGTGCCGCCGGAGAGGGGTACGGAAGTGACTTGGATGCGCACATGCTGCTTGAGTTCAAGCGCTGCCCCGCAATCTGCGCAGGTATCGGCTGCGAGTTCGGCTTCGTCGAGATCATACCCGCAGTGCGCGCAGACGACCTCTACCTCGTGTGCGCTACGGATTACCCCGTCGTCTAGTGTTTCTGCATCGAAGACCTGTTTCATGTTCTACTCCGGGATTTCGAAATGGGGGGCGTCGATGAACGGGCGCTTGCCTTGGCTACGGCGCGCGTCGACATAGTCGTTCATCAGAGCTTCCGCCGAACCCTTCCAGTCGCGGATATCCTTGACATGCCACGCGGCCCCCCAGCGAATCGGCACACCGACCTTGTGCGCGCCTTCTTTCATGGCGTCTGCGACTTCGTCGTACAAATTGAGTTCCCACGACTCCCTTGAGCCAATATAGACCATAAGGTCTACGGCAAACCCACCGAGGTGGCGGCTGTTCATGGTCTTGCTAGCACCTTTGGCGACCAGCTCTTTCTGCTCTTCGACCGTGCGTAGCCCGCAGATAACACCGAAATCGACCTTGGTGACCGTAATGGCATGCTGCACGACCGCGATAAGACGCTTGTCTACGCCTTCGAGCTTGTCCAACGACCGCTGTGAAAGTTTGAAGCTCATTTCTTTCTCCTAAACGGTGCCATCAGAAACTGTCCGATAGCGTAGCCCATCTGCGTCGGCGTCGGCAGCAGCCAACCAAGCAGCATCAGCAAGATAATCCACGGGGGGTACTCTTCGTTGTTGATGGTCATGCGTTCTACCTGACCAGTTTCTACTTCCTTTTGTACCACATCTCTACCAGCTTCGACACGTTCTTCAAAGCCCACAGCTGTTTGACGGTTTTCTCGGCCAATTTGAGTGTTCGCAGCGACGTTCGGCCCGCCTCCACCAAGCATACCCAAAGGTAAGCCCCCGCAGCTGCTCAGCAGCATTATGAGAATCAACGCTCGCATTCGTCATCATACCGCGACGGTGGCGGAGCAGGTGGAGTAGGGGGTGCCGAAGTCTTCGCAAAGCCAAAATAAGCGCCAACTAGCGCGGACAGCGAACCATACATCATCATCAATACCGCATCGGCCTGCGCCATGCGCGCCGGGTCGACGATCACCGCGGTCGTAGTAACAATCATCATCGCCAAAGCGGCCCACGCCATCCGACGCCGGTTGGACTGATAAGTCTTCATATCTGGCAGTTGGTTGCTCATTTTTGCTGCGCCGACCAAAGGATGAATGCCAAGAGCGCCAACCCCGCGACGCCCGCCAAAACCACAAGTGTTACAACGACAATCGTGGTCGCTAGTTCCTTCATCTCCTCTCGCCGGTGCTCAGTCGCTTGCTTACGCTTTCGCACCTGTGCCTCGATCCGGAGAAGTTCGTCCCAGCCGCTTTGGCCGTAGGAATACTGGATGTAGGTTTTCAGTTCGTCGCGCTGTGCCTGTATGCGCTTCTTGGCCGCAAAGATTTCCACGGCCTCGGCCTGCACGTTGCCGCCGACCTTCCACCACGGCGGGTTTTCCGCCTTTTTAGCTAAAAACTCTAAATCCGATACGGCACCGGCCCATGTGGCCAGCTGGCTGCCCATGTCCTGCAGCTCACGCCCGATCGCGATACCCTTCTTGAGGGCATTATATGCGGCGGACGCCGTGGCAATAACAGTGATTGGGTCCATAGCCGCACCAATGTTGTAACATGGTAAGAACCTACCATACAAACGCAGTCGGTGCTACAGCTTGGTAACCCTCTCCATGAGGCGGTCTATTTTGGCGTCGAGGGCCTCTAACCGCGTGATGACGCGGTTAATATCGGCATGCACCTCTTGTTTTGTTACGTAGTCCCGCGCGACTTCTTCGCGGGTCCGGTTCAGCAGGATGTTAAGCCGCTGAACTTCCGCCCACATCGTCCGTGCAAACCACCCGACTAGCGCCAGAGCCCCGGTCAGGCCAACATTCCAGAGTATCAAGTCCATCGCCCCACTTTACTCCGGCTTCACAGGCCAATCGGCTTCTTGGAGGTGCGGAAAATTCGCATGGGTGGTGATGTCCCGAAGGGCTTGGCGGTATGCCGCCATCTCTGGCGTAAGCGTCTGGTCAGAGAGTGCGAGGTAGTCGGTAGCCGCCAGCAAGATGTTACGCAGAGTGCGGACAGATGCTACTGCACTAAGTTCAGCCGCTTCAGCCTGCTGCGCTACCAACACTTCCTTCTCTTCCGCGGTGTACTTTTCAACAATCTGCCACCGCTGAACAAACACCCCGTCAACTTCAACAGGGGTAAGCTCCTGAGCTTCCTGCCACTGAGGATCGTGTTCTTGTGGGTCGGAGTATTTAAACGGCGCAAAGCCATACGGCCTAACATCTATGTTAGACATGTCACGAGGGAAGCTAACACTCTTATGTTCAAAGCGTATCCGTTGGACAGCAACAGGCCACTCTGTAGGCACACCGTTTTCAAGTTTAACGAACATGACTCTTCTCCTTATGGTGTGCTGACGTCAGTGGATGGGAATGTGCGGGTATCACCGGGCCAGATGATGCGGACAACTCCACCACCACCGTCGCCACCAGCATACCCGTAACCATTAGCATTTCTGCATCCCCCGGCGCCGCCGCCACCACCAAAAGTGCCGCCGGTACCCACCCCGCCCAGAAAGATAGAACTACCTGTGTTGTCAATAACCATGCGTGGGGTTTTACCTGATTCACCGCCAGACCCTCCTCCGCCGGGGTTTCTTGTACTTGCAGTGCCAGCAGCGCCTGAGCCACCAGACCCCAAAATCCCTACCCCGCCCCCGCCTGCAGCGACGGCTTCGTAAGCGGCTAATTCTGCGGAACCGCCGCCCCCAGCACCTCCTGTTCCAGCGGTGGCATTTGATCTAGAACCGGGCCAACCTGCGCCTTGGCCCCCTGCTCCAGAATAGCCACCAGCACCGCCTCCGCCGCCGCCGTAATAAAAATAATCAGTCGCCCCGCCAGCACCGCCGTTACCCCCTCCGTCACCCGTATAAGCTCCGCCAGCACCGCCCGGAGCGGGGGAAGCACCGTCGAGAAAGGCGCCGCCACCGCCCCCACCAGCGCGGCAGGTAGATGTGTTTTGAAAGAAGCTTTGGCCCCCAGCTTCACCGGCGTGGAAGGTTCCATATGTTGCAGTTCCATTGTAAGAACCCATTCCACCCCTTCCACCGCCTCCAACTGTGACACTGTACGATGTTCCGGGGGTGACACTAATATTGTTTTTATACGCAAGAGCCCCTCCGCCACCGCCGCCAGCTTTGTTAAAGCCGTTAGTATGGCCTCCGCCACCACCGCCGCCGCCAACGCAGACAACGCTAACAGAAGTCACACCCACAGGGCAGACCCAACTATAACTTCCCGGAATTGCGTATACAGATTCACCTCTAGCCACTTCATCTTCTCCTGCCGCCATCATCAGTTTTTTCGCAGTACTCATGACATTGCATCTCCAGCTTGGAAGCCATACCAGTTTGTACCGCCATCGACCGTATAGAATACAAGAATATCGGTCTCGCCGCTCGCAGGGGCATCAGGCGCAGTACCACCGGGCCAGTCAACAGAGGCAGGCCATGTCAGGGTATGTGTGCCGCCCGCAGTTACTTTGAGCGTAAAGGCATAGCTATCGTTAGTCGTCAGATTAACACCAGAATAGTCAAATGTGAACGTAGTGTTGCCGCTGGTGGTGAGCGTGAATGAATTACCTTCATCGCAGTCAACAGTGGGCGTCGTGCCAGATAGCGCAACAACAGTCTCAATATAGGCAGTGGCCTGCACTTCCTCTGCCAAAACCACATTGCCGTTAGCATCAGCGGTAACAACCTTCGAAGCCTCAGATGTGCCAAGCGTGGTGATGTCGCTGTAATTCAGCTCAGCCGTTGTGGCTGTGACGCCATCAAGAATGTTCAACTCCGCGGTGGAGGCAGTAACACCGTCTAGGATGTTTAGTTCTGCCGTGGAAGCGGTAATACCATTTAACACATTCAGTTCTGCTGCCGTAGCAGTAAGGCCGAGATTTGTCAGCGCAGTGGGTGCGTCGGCAAGGTCAGACAAGTTATTTGCCGCAAGCAGCGCCCCAATCGGAGTGAATGTGTTCGTGATGTCCACAACTGCAGCGCCTGCACCTGCACCGTCAGCATAGACGATAGCGCTCGTACCATCGGCAACAGTAACATTGCCTCCGGAACCTTGCGTCAGGACAACACTTTCGCCGGAGCTGTTTTTGACGATGTAGACGTGCTGCGCGTCATTCGGCGAGATCGTCACCGTGTTCGTGCCGCTGGGGCTACCACCAAACACCAATACGGCATACTGGCCGTCAGACAGTGATCCGTTAGACGTTGTCAGTGTGTGCGTTGTTCCGGACAGCGTAATAGAACCAACACCGTTGGTCAGGCGGTCGATGATCTGCAGGTTCGTGTTCGTGGTCGATCCCCACGTACCCGACTGTTCACCTGTGGCGATAAGCTCGATGCCGCCGTTTGTGGTATATGTACTTGGCATAGTCGATCCTTACGCTGCAATCTCAGTCCAGACAGTTCCGGGGTTTGGTACAATCCTGCCCCACACTAGCACAGGTTTTACAACGCCTGTAGCCGAAACCCCAGTCAAGAACACGGTAGCGTCAGCCGCAACAGTTACAGAACCCACGAAACCAGTGGCCGCCACCCCGGTGACGTTGACGTTGATGCCTGTACCTTCGATGACGGTGACAGAACCAACAGCGCCTGTAGCCGCGAGACCCGTAGTTGGAACGTTCGCCCCAGCCTCAATCGTGGCCGTGCCAACAGCGCCTGTAGCCTCAACGCCCGTGACAGATACAACCGCCCCACCAATAACTGTTGGGTTGTTAACTTGCCCTGTAGCTTCTAGCCCTGCGGTCGGTACACTCGCGCCGCCAATAGCTGTTGCGGTCCCTGCGGAGCCTGTAGCCTCAACGCCTGTTACGGAAACAACTGCAGCGGCTTGAACAGTAGCTGTACCAACTTCACCAGTGCCTGCGACCCCGGTGAGCGTCAGCGTTGACGTGCCTGTTACAGTAACACTGCCAACCGCACCTGTGCCGAAGCCAAGCGGCTCAAACGGAATAACCGTTGCGTCACCGATGACAGTTGGATTGTTGACCTGACCCGTTGCAGTAGAGCCGGTGAGAATAATACCAGTGTTGGGGGCCTCAATCTGCCCGACACCGCCAGTGGCCTCTACCCCTGTCAGCGGAACAAATGCAACAATCTTGGCTTCGACCGTTCCGACTTGCCCGTTCCCCGCAACCCCAGTGAGAGAGACCGCTACATTAACGACCCCATCATCTGCGTAAGCTGCTTGTGAGAACGAAGAGAAGCCGAACACTCAAACCTCCCTATGCTGCTGCTGCCGAAGACAGCATACCGTACCACGTTGTGCCACCATCACGAGACCAGAAGACATAAATGTTTGTTTCACCGGAGGCGGGCGCGTCGGGCGCAGAACCACCAGCCCAGTCAACAGAGGCGGGCCATGTGATTGTGTGAGTGCCACCAGCGGTAAGCTGCAAGATAAAGGCAACAGAGCGCCCAGACGTAACAGCACCAAAAGTAAACGTAGTGTTGCCACTTGTGGTCAGGCTGAACGCCCCACCATTATCTGCGTCTACTGTTGGCGTAGTGCCAGAAAGAGCATCATAATCTTCCTGCAGGCTTTCCGCAAAAACGGTTCCGCTTGCATTCATGCTGCCAGTGAGCGTCAGGGTACCCGTAAAGGTGTCGCTCGTATCAGAGCGCAGATAACTAGCGCCTTGGACGCCATCTAGGGTGTCTGCGTCTAGGCCAGAGCCAGAACCGTCGTTATTAGATGTCCAGTAGGTGCCAGAATACCCAGTGATATTTGTTGCTGTGGTCGCGTTCCCGCTTAAGGACGCCGTAATAGTGCCCGCAGAAAAGTTCCCGCTCGCATCGCGGAAAACAATGGTGCTTGCGGTGTTGGCGTTCGTCGCATTCGAGGTGACGGTAAACGTCGCTCCTTCTGCGCTGGCAGAACCAGACAACCCGTTACCGCTGACGGCACCCGTGGCGACATAGTTACCAGTCGTGTCAGTGCCAAGTGCAACGGAGTTGGCGGCAATCGTCGTAGCGATGCTGATGTTTCCATTGCCATTAAACGCGGCACTTGTGCCTGTCACGTCGCCAGTCAGGCTGAGCGTCCGAGCCGTCTGCCAAGTCGTGGCAGTAGATGCGTTACCCGTCAAAGCAGCAGTAATCGTGCCAGCAGAGAAGTTACCAGACGCGTCACGAGCCACGACCTTAGACGCAGTGTTAGCCGAGGTAGCATCGACGTTAATTGTAACGTCGCCTGATGTGCCGCCGCCCGTGATAAAGCTACCAGCCGTGACGCCAGTGATATCGCCCACATTTGTGGTATAGCCAGCGTCGTTGTTGAAACCGCTGATGTTGATGTTGGCCTTAGTCAGCTTTTTCTGAGCATTCGCCGAATCCACGACCACGAAGAAATCGCCGTCAGCATCCGAAGTAGACGTCGTCAGCTCACTGAGGTTTAGGCTCAATGTAACTGCCGCGCCCTCACTGGAACCACTACCGTCCAGACCCGCATTGGTGGCG